TAATTTAGAATATCTTGAAAGCTTTGAAAACGTAGTCATTGCTTTTGACATGGACAAGCCCGGAAAGGAAGCTGCGCGTAGAGTAGCTAGACTTCTGCGTCCTAGCAAAGCAAAGATTGTTACCCTGCCCGAAGGTTACAAAGACCCTAATGATTTACTAAGAGATAACAAGCACTCTGTATTTGTTCAATGCTTCTGGGACGCAAAGACTTATACTCCTTCTGGAGTTTTAAATGTTTCAGACAACCGTGAGAAGTATAAGAACAGAGAAAAGAAACCTTCTATCCCTTACCCTTGGCAAGGTCTTAACGAGAAGCTAGAAGGGCTACGACAGGGAGAGCTTGTAACACTTACAGGTGGTACAGGTTTAGGTAAGACCAGTGTAACGCGGGAACTAGAACACTGGCTAGTAAAGCATACCACTGACAATGTAGGTATCATTGCTCTTGAAGAAGATTGGAGGCGTACTATCGACGGCATCCTTTCTATTGAGGCCAATGCTAAACTACACATTGACAGAATCAGAGAGCAGTATACTGACGAAGAGTTAGATGGATTCTTTGATGTACTATACGATGGTGAGAACAGAAACAGAGTATGGGTACACGCACATCACGGAGCCAATGACATTGATTCTATCTTCAGTAAGCTACGCTTTATGATAGTAGGATGTGAATGTAAATGGGTTGTAGTAGACCACTTGCATATGCTTGTATCTACTAGCTTAGAAGGTGATGAACGCAGATCAATTGATGCAATCATGCACCGCTTAAGAACCCTCGTAGAAGAGACAGGCGCAGGTCTTATATTAGTATCACACTTACGTAGGATTGACGGTAACAAAGGACACGAGAATGGTATTGAGACAGGCTTAAGCCACCTTAGAGGTAGCCAAAGCATTGCTCAGTTATCCGATTCTGTTATCAGCCTTGAGCGTAACCAACAATCTGATGACCCTGTAGAATCTTCTACCACTAGAATAAGGGTGTTGAAGTCTCGTTACACTGGTGACGTTGGTGTAGCTAGTCACTTGCTTTTTGATAATGAAACAGGTAGGCTCGCAGAGATTGAAACAGATGACGTATCAAACAACAGCGAAGAAGAAGTCGTACTAGGATTTGAATGATGAGTAGATTAGTATTTGACATAGAGACGGACGGTCTTGATGCTACTAAGATATGGTGTATTGTCGCTCAAGATGTAGACACTAAAGTAATATATACCTACGGCCCTGATCAGTTACAGGAAGGTTACAATCTTCTTGATTCTGCTGACTCTTTAGTAGGCCACAACATAATAGGATTTGACATCCCTGTAGTACAGAGGCTGATGAATAAACCTGACTTCTCTAAGGATAAAAAGATTATAGATACTCTTGTATTATCTAGACTCTTTAACCCTGTAAGAGATGGTGGTCATAGTCTTAATCAATGGGGACATACTCTTGGATTTAACAAGCTTGACTTCAAAGAGTTTGACGCTTACACGGCTGAGATGTTGGACTACTGTGTAAGAGATGTTGAATTAAATACTGCTGTATACTTTGAACTACGTGAACAGAGTAGAGGATTCTCACCGCTGTCCGTAGACATTGAGCATCAGGTAGCAGCTATAATGAAGGATCAAGAGGCTCGCGGATTCTTCTTTGACGGGCCTAAAGCAGAGATGCTGTTAGCTCAGATAAGAGAACGCATGACTGCATTAGACAGAGAGACTAGAGAAGTCTTTCTTCCTAAGATAGTAAAGCTTAAACTGTATCCTCGTTATACTAGTACTGGTGCTATCTCTAAAATAGCTGACAGAGAAGAAGCTTACATCCTTAAGCAGAAGTTTGACACTATGGTAGAGGCAGAGAAATACTCTGGTGTTAGATTAACAGAGGAAGAGTATGCTTTATTCTCTGAAAAGAATCACGCTGTCCCACTGCACATCACAAGGACAACGACTATTGATCTTAACTTAAGTTCTCGTAAGCAGATTGGAGAATACCTTATTGACTTTGGGTGGAAGCCTGACGAGCATACAGTTACAGGTAGACCAGTTGTTAACGAGAAGACCTTAAGTAAAATAAAAAACATACCTCAAGCAGAGCTTATCAAAGAGTTCTTCCTGCTTCAGAAGAGAGAAGGACAGATTAAGTCATGGCTTGAAAAGGTAGAAGACGATAGCCGTGTACATGGATACGTGATACCTAATGGTACTATCACAGGACGTATGACACACCGTGATCCTAACATGGCTCAAGTACCTAGCCTTAAGTCTGAGTACGGAGAAGAGTGTCGCTCCTGTTGGACAGTACCTAAAGGCTGTAAACTTGTAGGCATTGACGCTAGTGGTCTTGAGTTGCGGATGCTTGCTCACTATATGAATGATGAGGCATACACTAATGAAATCCTTAACGGAGATATACACACCACTAATCAAAAACTTGCTGGGCTTAAATCAAGAGATCAGGCTAAGACTTTCATCTATGCACTCCTATACGGAGCAGGAGATGAGAAGCTTGGAAGCGTGGCGGGAGGAGGTAGGAGAACTGGTGAAAACCTTAGAAGATCGTTCTTTGATAATCTCCCATCATTTACAACTCTTAGACATAAAGTTATCAGAGCAACAGAAAAGAAAGGATTCTTAAAAGGTCTTGATGGCAGGAAGCTGACAGTGCGTAGTGAGCATAGCGCACTTAATACATTGTTACAGGGTGCAGGAGCTATCATGATGAAGCAAGCTCTTGTTATCTTAAACAATAAGATAGCCCATCTAGACGCTCACTTTGTCGCCAACGTCCATGACGAATGGCAGATAGAAGTAAGACAAGATCAAGCAGAAGAAGTTGGTAGGCTTGGAGTAGAAGCAATCGTGGAAGCTGGTAAAGTTCTAAAACTTAACTGTCCTCTTGACGGGGAGTACAAAGTAGGAGATAGCTGGAGTGAAACACACTGAGACAGAAACAGAAGAAGAAAAACGTGAAAGGAAGAGGGCTTATGAAAAGGCATGGGCGGCAGCAAACCCTGAAAAAAGAAAAGCCCACAAAAGAAAGTGGGCAAAAAAGAACGCTGAAAGGAAGGCGGCTTCTGCTAAAGCATGGGCAGCGAGGAACAAAGATAGAATAAAAGAAAAGCTTAGAGAATTTGCAGAGAAAAACTATGGAAGCCTTTCAAACTATAGGAGGATTAAGGATAAGGAGTGGAGAGCTAGAAACCCTGAAGGAAAAGCAGCCCTTAATAGGGCTTATAAAGAAAAATACCCATTCAAAGTGAGAGCAAACCTCGCAAACTATAGAGCCGCTAAATTACAACGTACAGTTTCATGGGCTAACAAAAAGTTAATTCAGGAGATATACAAGAAAGCTAAAAAGCTCTCTGAACAAACAGGTGAACCTTACCATGTAGATCATATCATTCCTCTTAAAGGTAAGAAGGTATCAGGTCTTCATGTAGAAACAAATCTTCAAGTTCTACGAGCAAAAGCTAACTTAAGTAAATCAAATTCTTTTGAAGTATAAGTAAACACAAAATAGGAGAACAGCTTTAATGAAACACACTAATATGAAACAACAAAACTTATTTGAAAACATAGAACCTCACAAGCTGCACAGGAAAAATGATCCTCAGACAAGTAGAGAGGCTGCTTATTCAGTTTCACACTCACTGGGAACAACAAGATCTTTTGTTTTAGGCTTAATTGAAGAAGCAGGGGATAAGGGAATTACTGTTAAGGAAATGAGCAAAAAGTCTGCTGATGTATGTTACACTGCTCTATCTCCTCGACCCGCTGAGTTAGAAAGATTAAATGTTATTTTTTATAAAGGAGATAAAAGAGACGGGTCAAGAGTTATTAGGCACATAAAGTATAAGGAGAACAACTCTAATGAAACCAATTAAGATAACAGATACTAAACCTAACCACGATCCAAACAGAGTAGGAGACTTAGCAGAACACTATGCTATTACATGGCTATGGGACAACGGCTATCACGTATTCAAGAACTGTGGTTGCACAGGCCCTATAGATATAGTAGCATTAGATCCAGAAGGAAAGGTTACTCTTATAGATGTTAAGTCTTACAAAGACGGTAGGCTTTCAGCTAAGACTCCACTGCAAAAGCAGTTAGGCGTTCAATACCTTCACTACAATTCAATTACACGCAAGTGTAGATTCGTGAGGCATCGCAAATGAAAACATTAGAAACATTAATACCCGACATCTATGAAGTACTTGATGGTCTTAACAGCGACAAGGGCATAGACATATCAGAAGAGCTGATGGAAGACTTTCTATATAATATGAAAGACGCTCTTGAAGGTTGGTCAACGCCTCACCTGCAGTCAAAGACTATACGTATGTCTAATGTAGGAAGACCTTTACGCCGCGTATGGTATGACATGAAGGACACAGACTCTGACTCTTCTAAAAAAGACATGCACCCTTCTAACTTTATTAAGTTTCTGTACGGTCATCTACTTGAGCAGATAGCTATACTTCTTATTAAGCTGTCAGGACATAAAGTAACTGCCATGCAAAAGGAAGTAGAGGTTGATGGTATCAAAGGACACATGGACTGTAAGATTGATGGTGAGGTTGTTGATATTAAGACTGCATCAAACTTCTCCTTTAAGAAGTTCTCCGAAGGAACCTTAGTAGACGATGATCCTTTTGGTTATATGGCACAGCTTGCAGGCTACGAAGAAGCAGAAGGTACAGAGGATGGTGGCTTCTTTGCCATCAACAAAGAGTCAGGAGAGATATGTTTATTTAGACCGGGAAACTTATCTAAACCTAATATAAGAACTAAGATAAGCACCATCAAAGAGTCCCTAGAAGTAGATGAACCTCCTGCCATATGCTATCCTCCTGTACCAGAGGGAAAGAAAGGCAACCTTAGACTAGCGACAGGCTGCGTATACTGCCCTCACAAAGCTAAGTGTTGGAAAGATTCTAACAACGGTAACGGACTTAGAGCTTTTAAATATTCAAACGGAGTCAAGTACTTTACTCGCGTTATATCTATGCCCAAGGTTATGGAGATACCTTTATGAACAGAAGACTATCTAAAAGAATAAACAATAAAGCTTCAGAGATTGCTGTTGAATGGCTCAAGAGTATGATACCTGAGTCAGAAGCAGACACAGTAACCTCAAAGAATATACCGCGTGACAACCCCTGCGCTTACAGAAACGGAGTAGCTTACTCAGTCCCTTACTCCTTTAAAGGTGCAAAAAGAATCATTAAGATCTTAGTACGCAGAGGAAAGGATTTAGATGCTATTACAATGAAAGATATAGAACAGCGTGTAAGGAGTACACAACGATCTTAGAATCTGTCCCTGATATAGATAGTGAACCAGAGCTTACTATAATAGAGCTTGCTAGATTCTTTATCACAAATAACGGTAGCATGGAGCAAGTGCCTACTGAATTAATTAAACAACTTTTAATCTTACTAGAGCTAGAAGTTATAAAAAGAGAAGGTGTTATACACTAATGAAAAGAAAGCCTAGACAAAGAAGACCTATAGAAAAAGGTAAGCCCAAAGGATACGACTCTAAATGGGAAAAGACTTTACACGATACAGTACTACAGGATTGGATACACCACGATGGTAAGGTTCCTTATGTTATAGAACACAACTATCATCCTGACTTTACTAAAAGGATAGGACGCAAGAAGATTATCATTGAAGCCAAAGGTAGATTCTGGGACTATGCTGAGTTTACTAAATACATATGGATTCAAAAAGCTTTACCTAGTAGCACAGAACTGGTATTCTTATTTGCAAATTCATCTGCGCCTATGCCTCAAGCAAAGAGACGCAAAGACGGTACTAAGAGAAGCCACGGAGAATGGGCATCTGATAACGGCTTTAGATGGTTTACTGTTGATACATTACCAGAAGAATGGAGGAGTGAAAGTGAAACAAAAGACTAAGAGATGGCTCGCTCTAGATGATGCTACGCCTGCAGATTGGGACAGCATACAGCAGAGTACTGCCCCTGCTATAGAGTGGGATGCTGTGACTAAGCCTGAACACTACAACAGTGGAGCCGTTGAGTGCATAGACGGTATAGAAGCTATGTTAACTAAAGAAGAGTTCATCGGATATTTACGGGGTAACAGCCTTAAGTATCGTTGGAGATATCCTTACAAGAACGGAACGGAGGATCTAAGGAAGGCAGCTTGGTACGAGGAGAGACTGCTTAAAACTTTAGAAGCTGATGATGATGGATAACAATTACGTAGACAGAAAGACTGAAAGAAGAACTAGATA